CCGGCGAGGCAGCCGGAGGTTCGTCGCCTGGCTCGCTGTCCGCCGCGTCGTTGAGCTGCGGGAAGCTCAGCGGGGCAGCGGCGCCGGAGCCCGGTTCTTCACTGTGTAGCGCAGGCGCAGAAAGCATCCCTGCCAGCAGCGCCAGCGTGGTTAATCGCTTCATAACGTTCCATCCTCCTGCGCCGTTTTCGCCACTGTTGCCCGATTGCGCTGGCTGCGACGGGTTTTCCACGTCAGCCAGAACAGTTCGAACACGCAGCGTAAAATGGTGAAGAAGGAGCGGAACGGGTTATCCTGCGGGCGCGGCGGATTAATCCACGCATCCGCGCGGGCCAGCACCACGCGCACCAGTTCACGGCGGCGCGAAAGCGGAATATCTTCATCAAACTTGAGGCGCAGGAAGCGCTCGTCAGAGGTGACCAGCTGGGCCGGAATCGAGATAGCCCCGGACTGCAGGATCAGCTCAATCTCTTCGATGTCATCCTCCAGATGGCGATTATCAGGCGCGACCACGCGGCAGCCGCCCATCGACAGATCCGCGGTATGGCTGCGCGAGACGATGCCGCTGGCGTAATGGATCACCACCGGAATGTCGACATCGATACGAATGGTTTTTCGCACCTGCCGCGTTTCGCGCGCCACGGCAATCGCCGCCAGCAGGAAGATCAGACTGTAGATCCCCCACCCGACGTTGAGGGCGATAACGTTGGGATCCGAGCCAAAATAGTCATGGCCAATCGCCCGGACGATGCCGACGATCACCCCCAGGGCCAGCAGGCAGGCCACCACCAGGTGCGGGCGCACCACGGTGAAATCGAAGTAGCCGACGTCAAGCAGCCCCCCCTTATCGGTAACGTTAAACTTGCCGCGTTTGGGGAAAATCATCGTCACCAGAGTCGGCAGCACCAGGTGGAAGGCCAGCACAATATCGTAGATCTCCCCCCAGAAGCTGTAGCGATAGCGGCCGTTCATTCGCGAACCAACGTAAATAGCGAGGAACAGGTGCGGCAGGGCATAGGAGACGATCAGGCTCGCCGACGAGTAGATAATATTGAGGTTAAACAGCAGGTAAGCCAGCGGGGCGGTGACAAACACCACCCTGGGCAGCGCGAACTGGTAGTAGAGCATGGCGCTGAGATAGCACAAGCGCTGCTGAAAAGTCAGCCCGCGGCCAAACAGCGGATTATCGACGCGGAAAATCTGCGTCATCCCGCGCGCCCAGCGGGTACGCTGGATGACGTGCACCACCAGGCGTTCAGTAGCGAGGCCTGCGGCCAGTGGGATATCGAGAAAGGCCGACTTCCACCCCAGACGCTGAAACTTCAGCGCCGTATGAGCATCTTCGGTCACCGTTTCGACGGCGAAACCGCCGATCTGCGCCAGCGCCTCGCGACGGATCACCGCGCAGGAGCCGCAGAAAAAGGTGGCGTTCCAGTTGTCGTTCCCCTGCTGAATCGGGCCATAGAACAACATCCCTTCGTTGGGAATGTTGCGTCCGACGGAGAGGTTACGTTCAAACGGGTCCGGGGAATAGAAGTAGTGCGGCGTCTGCACCAGAGCCAGCATCGGGTCTTTCAGGAATCCGCCGACGGTGGCCTGCAGGAAGACGCGCGTGGCGACGTGGTCGCAGTCGAAAACGCAGATAAGCTCCCCCTGAGTCAGGGTCAGCGCATGGTTAAGGTTCCCCGCTTTGGCGTGCTTGTTGTCATTGCGGGTGATATAGCCCACCCCAACGTCGGCGGCGAAGACGGCAAACTCGCTGCGCTTACCGTCATCCAGAAGATAGATTTTCATTTTATCTTTTGGATAATCAATGCATTGTGCCGCCAGGACGGTATCGCGCACCACCTCCAGCGGTTCGTTATAGCTCGGAATATAGATATCGACCGTCGGCCACTTACTCATATCATCCGGCAGCGGAACAATGCCGCGCTTCAGCGGCCAGACCGTCTGCAGATAGTTAAGCAGTAGCATCACCCAGATATAGACTTCCGCCAGAAAGAGTCCCATGCCGAGAATAGCTTCAATGGACGAGTTGAAGTGCAGGGTCTGCGTGAGGCGAAAATACATGTAACGGGTGGACATCAGCAGCGACGTGACGACCATAATGACCGATACGCTGCGGCGCTTGCTGAAGCCCATCAGAAAGAGAATACCGATACTTAACAGACCAAAAATATACTGCTTTTGGCTGTCCATCGGCGTGATCACCACCAGCACGGCGACGGGTGACAGCACCAGCGCCAGCAACCAAAAAAGAGATTTTTTCATTCAGCAGCCCTGCAAAAAGTTAACGCCCTGACATGCGTGGCTGGCTGTGCACCGTGCCATCGCCAATATGAATACCCAACAGCGAAGATATTTTTTTAGCCATGATTTCAATATCGAAGGCCGCTGCCGAGGAAGCGTTAAAGTCCAGGATCGATTTCTGCGAGGCATTGGCCTCCACCACGCTTTCATCACGATGGATCACGCCAAGCAGTCGCTCGCCCAGTTTCTCTTCCATCAGGCTGGTGACGTCCCGGCTGACCTGGCGACGGTTATCGCTTTGGTTAATGACGAAATAGTGCCCGTGCTTATAATTCAGCGCCGCGCCGGTCAGGCGCTGCTTTTCTACGTGCGCCAGGGTCGACATCGAGGCGGTATCCGCCAGCAGCGGGATAAGATGCAGGTCCGCCAGCCCCGTCAGCGCCTTTAGCGCGGGCGAAGGTCCAGGGGGCATATCGGCGATGGTGATAAGCCCGGGATAATTAAGCAGCGCGGACAGACCGCTGTGGAGAACTAAAAGATTTGATACATCCGGGAACATGAGGAATTAAGCGGAAACTCGCGGGATTACTGGACTCGGCACAAAATTGGATTTGATACCGATTTGTAGAAAATGAAGCCGATCGGCAAAACATTTGATACTGCTAAGTATTGGACTTTAAAACCATAAAACCATCGTTCAAAATCAATTCTAACATATTCCTCAAAAAAACAGGCCGGCTAAATGTGGCTGGCATGGACCGCGATAAATGAAGATAAGCACCACATTAACTGGCCTTCTTGCTGGAACTGGATGGGCTGGGCTTGGTCACACCTTCACTACTTTCAGGTGCCTCTTTTTTCATTTGCATATTTAACCGGATCAGGCGCTCTTTCTCCTCGTTGGTTAAATCGTACCAGGTCGAGTTAACATCATTGATATTATTAAACATTTTTATTACACCTTGAGCGCCAAAGGTTACAAAAATATTAATCAACTTGACCTTATCATTGATGTTGAGGGCATCAAAGATAGCTCCCCACGTTAGTGACAGTGCATCTTCTGGTTTAGTGAAGTGCTTTGAAAAATCTTCATTAAATCCCTCCTTCGAGCTGATTGAGAGCTTTGTGGATTCTGTTGCGTCCAGAGTTTTGAAGTTATCTCCTTTCATACCTGTCCCCCAATCGCTCTCCCCGGTTGCTAGCCAACCAATCGATACGCCTTCATACGCTGAGATTCTTATGACTACATCTAGACCAGGTGTTGCTCCCTTAGCGAAATAATTATTTAAAGTAGAATACGGAAGCCCCCAGTCAATGGATGCCTGTCGCATGGATCTCCCTTTGAAGAGATACTTCAGCCTATCCTGAATGCTTTCTTTCGCGTTGCAATCAAAAGAAAAACTGTTTTCTTTTATGTTTGGCATTTTCTATTCCAATTAACTGTATGTTTTTAAATGAATTATCTATATGTAGCCCACACAAAACCTACATAGAGAAAAGAAAGGTTGATATTTTCTTTTTGTAGATCAATACTTACTCCAACAGATAACCCCGGCGGATTATTCCGGCGGATAACTTTTAAGAGTAAACGAACTATGGAAAGAAATGAAGTGCGTGACTGGCATCGCATTGACATTGTCGCCGAGCTTCACAAGCGTGGCGTGACAATGCGCAGCCTTTCCACCAGTGCGGGGTTAAGTCCCGACACACTGAAAAATGCGCTGGCTCGTTCATATCCTAAAGGTGAGCGCATCATCGCGAATGCTCTCAATCTGGAGCCGTCATCCATCTGGCCCAGCCGCTACAGCAAGGACTTGTGATCATGTTTGCCACGGTGAATGAATTAGTGGGCCTGCCAGGTTTGCCGGGAACGCCACAGGGCATCAGAGCCATGATGGGCAAACTGGTCAAAGACAACCAGGTTCTGTTGCGTAAGCGTCAGGGAAGCAAGGCGTTTGAATATCACATCGACAGCCTTCCCGCAGTTACCCAGAAAGCACTGCGTGACCGTCAGGTTAAAGAGCTGATGAAGATTCAGGATGCCGCGTTGCCTGCCCCTGAGCATTCCGCTGTGACGGAAAAGAGTGATACCCGGTTATCGCTTTACCGTGCTCACCCTGTGCTGATGGAACAAAAGCTCACCGGCTTAACTGCCGACCAGCAAAAGATTGCTGATGCCCGTATTGCGCTGGTATCGGAAGTCCTGAAACTGGGTGAAATACCCGGATTCAGCTGCGCGAAAGCCATCAGGGAAATCGTCAGACAGTCCCGCAGTGGCGAGTTACCTGAGCATCTGGCCGTACAGGTGACGTTGGCCAATGCCAAAAAAGGTTCATCCCGCACCCTGAGCGAGATCTCCCTCAAGCGCTGGATGGCGGATTTCAAAAAAGCCAGAACGTCGACTGAGCGTCTGGTACTCCTTGCGCCGGGTAAGCGTCAGCGTGTGGAGCCGGAGGAAATTGCGTGGCTGCCTGATTTTCTGGCGTATTACCGTAATCCCAATGGTGTGACGATGGCTGAGGCATATGAGGATTTTATTAAGGGCTGGTATACGCGATATGCAGATCAGCCGGAGATGCTTTTCTCTGCCCCGACCTATAACACGGTTCGCTACGCGATGGATAAGCTGCCGGAAGTGGTGAAACAACATCGCCGGATCACCGGTAGCGAAGCCCGACAGATTGAGGGTTTTGTGCGCCGTGACTGGCTGAGTATGCCGGTGAACTACGTCTGGATCGGGGATGGTCACGGCATGAAGATGAAGGTTGCCTCTCCTGAGCATGGTAACCCTATCACACCAGAGGTGACATTCATTATGGACGGGAGCTGCCGGTATATTGTGGGCTGGAGTCTGGCGCTATCAGAGAGCGTTATCGCAGTTGCCGACGCCCTGCGTCACGGCATTAAAAATAACGGCGTGCCTTATATCTATTATTCCGATAACGGCGGCGGTGAGACCAATAGTACGCTTGACGCTAATATCACCGGTATCTTACCGCGCCTTGGTGTTGACCACCGTCTGGGTATTCCTGAGAACCCACAGGGGCGCGGCATCATTGAGATCCTCAACAAAACGCTGGGGATGCGTATCTCCCGGCAATTTGCCACTTACTACGGAACTGGCGCGGATAAAAGCACCACGCGTAAGGTATCAAAATCCCTTATTGCCGCGCTGAACGCGGTGGATAAAGGGCGCGAACTGACAGCTAAGCAGGAGCAGACCCTTCGCGATTTCCCGTCATGGAATGAGCTTATTGGGGAGATTGAAGCCGGGGTTCACTGGTATAACAACCGCGCCCACGATTCACTGCCGTTGAAAGCTAATGGCGAGCATTTCACGCCAGCGCAGTTTCGTAAGTACAAGCTGGAAAAAGAAAAAACAGAGATTGAATGGCTCTCCGATATTGAGCTTCGTCATATGTTTATGCCGGAGGTTGAGTGCTCGGTCAGACGTTGTGAAATTCGACTTTTCAATAACCTGTATTACTCCGAAGCACTTCGCGAGGAGCATGGCCGCAAAGTGCGTGTCAGCTACGACATTCACGATGCAACGAAGATCGTCGTTCGTCGGATGGATGGTTCGCTGATATGTGAAGCCATATGGGACGGCAACAAGAAAGCGGCATTCCCTGTCACTGCGGAATACTGGCAGAAACAGAAACGTATCAAAGGTATGCGCGAACGTGGCGAGAAGAAGGTCCGTCTGGCCGAGGCCGAGAATGTACTCACTCTCTCCGAACCAGCAGGGCCGGACTGGCTAAACAGCAATGTATATCGCCCCAGCCAGCCCGCCCCCGCGATGAAGGTCGTACCTGAAGAAGAGGAATATACGGAGGACGAATATCTGAATAACTCGCTGGATATGCTGGAATCAAATAAACGTAAAAACTCGATTTAATACCGTTTAAATACCCTTCAAATAATGGAGTGAATTATGTCTGAGGTGAATATTTCCGATATTCGCGAGGTTCTGCGCAACCTCGTCGATGGTACCCGTTTTACTTTTGCTCAGGTTGCCCGTGAAACCGGCCTCTCAACCGGCGTTGTCAGTGGCTTCATGAATAACAAATATGCCGGTGATAACGACCGCGTCGAGAAAGCCCTGCAACGCTGGGTCGATAAACAAAACTCTGCCGCCGAGCTGCCGGAGCCGCCGCGCTTTATTGAGACTCCAACCGTTAAACAGATCTGGACGGCTTTCCGCTATGCGCACCTGACGGAGTGCATCGGCGTGGTTTGCGGTAATCCCGGCGTCGGCAAGTCAGAATCAGCGCGTGAATACCGCCGCAGTAACGATAACGTCTGGATGATAACGATCACCCCGTCCTGCGCCAGTGTACTGGAGTGCCTGACCGAACTGGCCTACGAGCTGGGGATGAATGATGCGCCGCGCCGTAAGGGGCCGCTGGCCCGCGCATTGCGCCGCCGTCTCGATGGCACTCAGGGCCTTGTTATCATTGACGAAGCGGACCATCTGGGTGCTGAAACGCTCGAAGAGTTGCGCCTGCTGCAGGAGGCTACCCGCGTCGGGCTGGTGCTGATGGGTAACCACCGCGTCTACAGCAACATGACCGGCGGCAATCGTACCGTTGAGTTCGCCCGCTTGTTCTCGCGTATTGCCAAACGCGTGGCGATTAACAAGACCAAAAAGGCGGATGTGGAAGCCATTGCTGATGCCTGGCATATCGACGGCGAAAAAGAGCGTGATCTGCTTCAGAAGATTGCGCAGAAGCCCGGCGCACTGCGCATCCTCAGCCACTCACTGCGGCTGGCGGCGATGACGGCTCACGGCGCAGGTCAGGCTGTCAGCGAGAGCTACATCCTCAAGGCGCTGCGCGATCTGGATCTGGATGTTGATGTTTCGACGTTATTAAGGGGGTAGCGGCTTATGGAAAGCAGCAAAACAGTGAAATGTACCCGATGCCGGAATGTTCACAAGGAAAGCGAACGCTTGAGCGTCCGGGACAAGTCGTATCGGGGCATCAAAGTATTCGTTCTTGTATGTCCACGCTGCGGCGGAAAAAGCTTCTATGACCTGACGAAGGAGAGTTAAGAGCATGATTACTGAACGTATTGCTGAGCATGTTGGAATGGCCACCGCTGCGCAGGCATGGCTGCAGGCGCGCGGTAGTCGTGTTACGGAGATGCGGGTGTGGATGCGCCGCCCGTGTCTGGAAATCACCTGTCCGCCGAATGAGCTGGTGAACAGGGCTAATCATCTGATTGAACGCTGCCCCACCGGGACCCGTTCCGTGTGGATGGCCACTCTCGAAGGTTGTCATGTTATCTGGAGGTAGTTATGCAAAAGCGCCGTAAGTGGACTCAGTCCGAAATTCAGTTTGTCTGTGAGAATGCCGGGAAAATGACGGCAAAGGAGATGGGCGAGAAACTCAACCGCACCCGTCAGGCCATTCAGTCTCAGGCTAACCGCTGGGGCTTGTCCGTTCTGGTTAAACCATCGGATGATCATGATATCTACCTTTGCCGTGAGCTTTATAAAGAGGGCCTGAGCATTTCTGTTATTGCCGAGAAAATGGAATTAAGTCGCCGCGTTGTTTCAAATATTGTTTATTCAGATTGCTATTAATTCAGTGAGGCTTTAATGAATACTTTAAATACCATTCCGGAAGGTTACCGGATTAACGCTCAGGGGCATTTAGTTCCTGAATCACAAATTAAACCTCTGGATAAACTGCGTGATGAGCTGGTTATCGGCGTAGTTGAAGCAGCCCGCCTGCAGCGCCAGTCACTGATCGAGTTTAAGCTGGGTTCTATGGCAAAAGTCGATGATTTTGTTGACCTGTCAGCAGCAGAGTTTGGCGTCGAATATGGCGGCGCTAAGGGTAATGTCACGCTACCCAGCTTTGATGGCCGCTATAAGCTGGTTCGCGCCGTAGGCGAGCATCGCATCTTTGATGAGCGCATTCAGGCGGCAAAGAAGCTGATTGACGACTGCATCAGAGAATGGTCTGCCGGGGCTAACGAAAAAATCATGGCGATGGTCGATCATGCCTTCCGTGTCAATAAACAGGGCCGGATTGATATCAATCAGGTGCTCAGCCTGCGTTCACTGAATATTGATGATGCCAAATGGAATGAAGCGATGGACGCTGTCGCGGATGCGATTCAGGTTACGGGAACCAGCCAATACCTGCGTTTATATGAGCGTCAGGATAATGGCACTTATAAACAGATATCGCTGGATTTAGCCAAGCTATGAATATTCGTTAATTAAATTTGTTTAATTTCCGGCGTCAGCGCCGTGGGGTTGCTCACGCCGAAATCCAGTAAGGGCATATTATGAATCCTAAAACAAAAGGTATTTTTGAGGCGGCTTTCGCCAAATGGGGATTTGAATCTCAGGTGCTGGTACTGGCTGAAGAAGCCAGCGAATTATCGGCTTCCTGTGTCCGTTTTATTAATCACAAGACCGGCAGCGACAAGGTGGCTGAAGAAGCCGCTGATGTCGAGATCATGATTGAGCAACTGCGTCATAACGGGATGGGCCCCATGATAGACCATGAGAAAAATCGCAAGATGGCGCGTCTGGCACAGATTGTGGGCGTGGAGTCACAGCCTGTCAGCCCCTTTGGTCCGTCAGTTATGGGGCTTCTGGAGGAAGCGACCGAACAACTGGGCCTTGCCGAAACGCTCTATCGCGACACCAAAAGCAGTAACCGTTATGCCGCAGCCCGCGCCCGCATGGCCGTCAGTTTGCTGATGCAGGCTGCTCAGAAGATGATGCGCGAGCAGCAGTATGCCGAACGTATGCGGGCGGAGGATAAAGCTCATGAGTAAAGCAACCATAACCAGAAAACGTCTTGAAGCTATCGCTTACGGCTCAGTACGTCAGAGTCAAGAAGAAGGTGTCATGCTGGCTCGTATGGCGCTGGCCGCAATCTCCTCTCAGCCAGAGCAGGATGATTATTTTGCATCTCTGATAGCGGCTGCAAGAATCCGTGCCGATAAAGCGATATGTATGTTTCCGCAGCCGAACTACGTCCTGAATAAGGTTGCAGAAGAAAGTGGGGAAGTCATAAAAGCTGTAATCCACTACACCGAAGGACGCGAAGAGTGGTCAAACGTTGAATCGGAAATTATTGACAACCTGGCGATGCTACTGCGTCTGGTGAAAGAGGGAGATCAGGTGATTGGTTTTACCCCGCCAGACTCCTGCAGCGCCGCCGCGCTCTCAGCCTCTCAACAGGAGGGCCTATGACCCGCTCAAACGCAATCCAGCTTATCCATATCGCCAAAGGCCAACTGGCGCTTGACGATGACACTTACCGCTCCCTGCTGGGGGCGGTAGTTCCGGGCAAGTCGAGCTGCCGGGAAATGACTATCATCGAGCTGCAGAGCGTCATTCAGGCGCTCGAAGCTAAGGGGTTCAAAAGTAAACCTCAGCGCCGTTCTCAGCGCCGCATGTCTGCCCCGTCAGATGTGAGCCTGAAAATCCGCGCGATATGGAAAACGATGTTTAACGAGGGTTTTATCCGGGACGGTAGCGATATTGCGCTCGACCGTTTTGTCCAGCGCCAGACCCGTATCCGTAATGGTGGCGCTGGCGTCTCCAGCCTAGAGTGGTTGCGCGGTGATGCCGAAGCGAATTTCCTTGAGAGCCTGAAACAATGGCACATCCGGGCAATGAGAGAGACTATGTTAGCGCACCGCATCCGACTCCCTGAAAACCCGGTCACCGGCGAAGAAAGCCGGGACTATGACACAATCTGCAGCGGCTACGCTGACGCAGCCAGAAGGTGGACAAAATGAATGACGATCTCTTTGGTGACGTGCAGGACGACAGCATTCTGGACCACCTCAACGATGAGATGGAAAGCTCCCGCTTTCCGTCGTTGTTGGCAGAACTGAATGCTTTATTGCGTAAGGAGCTTGAGCGCTTTGGCTATGACCCGCGCCATTCCATTGAACTGGTCGCGGCCATCAGCAGTAAGATCGGCGGAATGCAGGTTTACTTTCCACGCGGTCAGGTGCTGGAGCAGCTCGTCAGGGATATGCGTATCTGGCGTGATTTTCAGGGCAATAACATCCCGGATCTGGTTGAGCGCTACCAGGTGACCTACAAAACAGTGTATAAAGCTATCAAGCGAATGCGACGGCTTGAACAGCGAAAGTATCAACTGGACTTATTTGGCAAGGACTGACATATGAAATTCTCTGACGTCTTAATTCTTGGGGTTATTTTGGGTGGCGGATACACATACTTTTTTTCGAAAGATAAAACTCCCACTATAAATGAAAAACTCATTAGCCAATTTGATAAACATGATGTTATCAACAGTAACGAGTGGGGGAAAGGCAACGTTATTGATGGAGTTCAGATCTATTCTGTCCGCAAAGATTACTCAGTATTCCAGAGTATCTGGAGCTTAGGGAGGGATGAGGCTGGCGTGATGGTTTTAACTGAAGGAAAGGAGCCAAAAATTGAGGCTGCCTTCGCTTTAAGTCAGTGTAATCAACTGGCAAGTGCGGTAATAGACACCAAAGCCTCTGCTACTTCTGATGCCGTATTTTCTGTTTTTCAAAAAGCGCTAAGCGCTGAAAAAGATGATAAAGGAGTATTGCGTGCTACTGGCGACGTTGCTGGAAAATCATATGATGTATCTGCTCGTGTTATCAATTCGGTGTTAACATTTTCCTGTGGAATAAAAACAACATAATTAACTTCATTAAATGAAGCCGGTAAATCCGGCTTTTTTTATGCCTGCCACAAAATGAGAAGGAATCCAGATTAACCTTCTTCCTTGTAAAGGTGCAGGCATGACAACATCATTTTCCCCCGCGTTTTTACACGCACTCTCGTTCATTCGTGCCCGCGAAGGTGGTTATGTTGATGACCCCACAGACAAAGGCGGCGAAACCAAATACGGCATATCCGACAGGCGCGATGGACTTGCCGATGGCAAAACCGACGTCGATGGCGACGGCAAACCCGATACCCGAATTAAGGACCTGACCGAAGAAAAGGCCGGGCAGATTTATTTCCGCGATTACTGGTATCCGGCTTATTGCACTGACTGGCCAGACGGTATCTCACTTTTTGTCTTTGATTCCTCCGTGCAGCATGGCGCTAAAAAAGCGATCCAGCTCCTGCAGGATGCAGTCGGCGTCACCGCTGATGGCATTGTCGGCCCCAAAACCACCAAAGCGGTTATCGGCGCTGATGCCGAGTGGCTGCTGACCCGCTGTTTTCTGCGCCGTTCCCGCTATTACGCCGAGATCATCAAAGCCAATTCCTCGCAGGGTAAATACCTCAATGGCTGGTTTAACCGCCTCGATGAGCTGGCGAACGCCTGTCAGGAGGTCATCGGTGGTCAGGTCTCGGTTCCCCGGAGCTGAGTATGGGTAAGGGCTGGGATTCATCGTTACGCGCGGGGCGGCGGGACCGTCTCCGTCAGGAGGTGCTTCACCGGGTTGCCGGTGGCCCTCCGCCCGTTCCACAGGACTACACAGGCTGTGACGGCACCCATGCCAGCTACTACCGCAAAGGCTGGAACTCCGTCGATACAAGAGACATCGTCTGGCAGTGCCAGCGATACAAGGAAAAACATAATGTTTAAAACGTTGAATACCGGCTGGCTGAAGCTGGCATTACTCCGGGTATTTCAGTCCGGCTGGACGGTGGTGATTCTGGTGGGATTGTCGCTGTTGTTCTGCAGCTTCACCGGTCGTCAGGCGTTTATTGTCTGGTGGCTGACTTTCTCCGGGGTGCTGTTGATTGGTGCAAGTGTATGGCTCGGTAATCTGCCTTACCGTCTGCTGCAGCCGGGCAGTTCTGCTCGCCGGTGGTCAGGTGTGTTGTCTTGGATAATCTGGGGGGCAGGTTTCCTGTTGCTGGCCGTCGCGCCCGCGAATGCAAAAGACCCGTGGATCCTGCTGTTTAATCCGCTAGCTGGACTGACTGCCTTCCTTCTCTGGTTATGGGTTTCACATAAGGAGCCCCTCAAATGGATCCGATAACCCTTTCCACAGTGGCCTCCGTTCTGCTCAAAGCCGGGCCTTCTCTGGTCCGCACTGTCGGCGGCTGGTTCGGCAGCGATACCGCAAGAGCCGCCGACTCGGTGGCCAGTATTGTCGAGACCGTCAACGGTGCCATCAAGCCAGCCGACCAGCAGCGTGTTCTGGAGCAGAAGCTGGCACAGCTCCCGCCCGAACAACTCGTCCAGCTTGAAACCCTCAAGGTACAGTTGCAGCAGTTCCAGCTGGAGCGGGATAAGGCGCAGATGGCAGACCAGCAGGCCGCGCAACATGAACAGCAGGAAACCATCCGCAACGGCGACAATGCCACGGACGAATATGTCCGCCAGACCCGCCCGCTGATGGCTCGCCTTTCGCTCTACAGCAGTATTGCTTACGTGATGATCATGTCTTTGGGGCAGCAGGCTGGCGCGGTGGCCGGTGCATTTGGTCATGCTTTTTCCATGCCCGAACCGGACTGGGATATCGCGCTGATGCTGGCGACCCCGGCCCTGGGGTATCTGGGTTTCAGGACGCTGGACGGCTTCGCCCGCTACAGCAAATCCAGCAAACACAAGGTCATGGTGGGTAAATGACTAAAGCATTTGATCGCGCAAGCGACCTTGAAATGGAAGAGCGCGAACGGGCCTTAAACAACCATTTAAACCGGGTTAAAGAGCTGCCGGAGAATTACGGATTCTGTAACGACTGCGGTGCGGCTATTCCGGCAGCTCGACTTAAGGCGCTCCCGTATGTGGCGACCTGTGTCACCTGTCAGTCCATCAGAGATATCAGGGGGAAGCATGGGCTGGGAAATTATTAAGGGTAACTGGGCGATCATCTGGGCGTTGTTTATGTCCGCCGTGAACGTTATTCAGCTCCTGCTGGCCAAAACCTACGTCAAACGAGAGGAGCTGGAGCTGATGCGTACCCGACTGCAGGGCATTGAAAATACCATCGCGGGTCTACCCAGCCAGAAAGACCTTCACCAGTTGCAACTGGAGATGAGCAACCTGCGGGGCGATTTGCGCGAACTGGGCCCGGCGATTCGCCAGGTGAAACACGTCAGCGATCTGCTTCTGGAAAACGAGCTGAAGGAAAAATAAGAGGTGACTATGCGTGACATTCTCGACCAG